CCGGCGGAAGCCTTACCGTTGAAGAAGTCGACGGAACCCCGACCGTTAGCGATGTAACAACAATTAAAGTTAGCGATGGTACTTTAACTGATGATGGTTCCGGTACTGTAACTATTACGACCGCCGGCACCGGCGCACCCGATGACGCTCAATATGTTGTATTGGACTACGATGGCGATTTAAGCAATGAAAGAAAATTAACAGGAGGTACCGGCATTACTCTTGTTGACGCCGGCGCGGGCAGTACAGTTACAATTAACAATGATTATGACGACACACCTTCTGACGCTAAATATGTTGTATTAGAAGACCATACTGGTTTAAGTCAAGATAGAGTATTAACAGGAGGTACTGGTATTACTCTTGTTGATGCCGGCGCGAACGATGCAATCACAATTAACAATGATTATGACGACACACCTTCTGACGCTAAATATGTTGTATTAGAAGACGATTCTGCCTTAACCCAAAATAGAGTATTAACAGGAGGTACTGGTATTACCATTAATGATGCCGGTGCCGGTGAGGCAATCACAATTAATGCTGATAATAATGGCGATGTAACTGGACCAGCCTCAAATACCCTTAATGCTATTGTAAAATTTAGCGGCACCACTGGTAAAATCGTTCAAAATTCTGGTTGTACTATTGATGGCAGCAATAACATGACCGTTGGTGGTAATTTAAAAGTTAGTGGAAATGAAATTCAAGCTTCTGATGGTGGTTCTACAATTACAATGGACACTGATGATAACGTAACAATCGCTGGTGATTTAAATGTCCATGGAAACGATATAGTTATTAAATTTGACGATAGCAATTATGTTACTTTGTCGATTGATTCTGTCGGAACTCTTACAATTATTCCAACCGGACTTGGCGCGGATGGCCAAGGGGCTAGACTTATAATTGATGGTACCGTGACTGACGGCGAGGGTAACGAGTTCGAACCCCTGAACAGCACCAGCGGTCTGATCGCCGGCCCATCGCTTAACCCGCAATGATCGAGCGGACGTCACCAGGGGCGTAAAACTAACCGGCCGGCCAAGTGCAGGTCAAACGAGAAAATTAATATGGCAGGAGTATTTTCAAAACAATTTTTTAGCAGCTCGGCAAATGGAATATATTACGGATTACCTATATCTATAACAGGAAGCGGCACTTTTCCAAGCGCGCCGAACTTCGGAACTCAAATTCATACGATAGCTTCAGGTTCAACAGAAATAGATGAAGTGTGGCTATATGCAACTAATGTTGCAACCACCCCCAGAGGTTTAGCAGTACAGTTTGGCTATACAGGAAGCACCTATGAAATTATTCAAACTATTCCATCCAGAAGTGGGCTAACATTAATTATACCGGGACTATCTGTTGGTAAAACTGGAAGCGCATCGGACGAAAGAACTATAGCAGCGTATGTTAATGGGACTAGCTATACTGGAGATGTTACTGTAACTGGTTTTATTAACCGTATAAGCGGGAGTACGTAGTGGCTGCTGGCGGGAGAAGATTAAATCCAGATTCGCAAGTTTACCAATTTGGTCCAAGTAGTCCAAAAGAATGGGAAACGTTCACTTCTGCCTCCATCTCGCAGCTCCGCGGCTGGCTTGATTTCAGCGATCCAAATTATGTTACTACTAAAACAGTTACTCCCGGTAACCCTTTAGCATATTATAATATGGAAGAAGGAGGCGTCGGAAGTACTTTAACTGATAGATCTCAGGCCGGCAACAATTTAGATGGCGTTATAAGCAACGGAACGTGGAATAATACCTATAAAAAATCAGGAACTTATTCATTAGAGTTTAATGGAACAAGCACTTCTGTTGAAATAGATGAGCTTTGTGATGATATGGCTAGTAGCGATTGGTCAACTTTTATGTGGGTAAGAACATCGGGTACCGGTGAAACGGCTTTTAAAATAATTTTTGCTATTAATGATTCTAGTGGAGGCAATCGTCTTCTTTTTTCTATGAAAGATGGCAAAGTTAAACCATATGATACAGATTATCGGGGTTATGTGTGGAATCAGTCTATTAATGATGGAGAATGGCATCATGTTGGAATGGTATATCAGAAGGGACACGGATATGGTGATATATATAAAGTTTATGTTGATGGGGTGATGGATTCCACTTATCAAGCTGGAGCTGTACTTGTAGTGGCTAGTGATACATTTACTCTTGGCGCCGAATATGATGGTGGGACTTTGAGTGATTTTTGGGATGGGTACATGGATGATGTTGTTGTGTTTGATTCGGCAATTACCGCCCAACAAGTAAAAGAATTATATAATTTCGGAGGTACTCCACCTGATTTAACATCAGAAACTATTACTCCTGATGAGGTTGTTTATCAAGTTACATGCAAAATAACCGGTCGTAAATGGGGCCCTTTGTCGCGTGCGCCGCGGACGAATGCTTCATTATGTCCTTCTTGGCAACTAATAAATGGGAGAAAAGCCGCTAAGTTTATGAGAACAGCATACTTAACAGGAACTATGAATGACGGCGGTGGCGCCGACCCGTCGTGGGGTCAACCTAATACCTTTGTAATGGCAATGGAATTCGCCAACACAGGTTCCACTTATCAACAAGAATATACTGTGGTAATGGACGGGGATGATCCAACTTACAGGGAGACTTTGTGGATAATCGAGGATACTTTAAGTGGCGCCGGCGGCGGCCCGGGGGGCACAATTTTACAACCGTATGCTGGTGGATGGTTAACGGGGCCTTATCTCCGCGGACAATACGGCGGAGGAGATAAATTTGTTACTGGCTCTTTAGATGTTATGACAGTTCTCTTTGATGCATATGCTTCGTCTTTGGGAAGTTATATTACCGGAAGCACCAACTCGCGAGCGGATAATAACTCTGCAGGCCCTTCTGGGCTGCAAGGTTTATATATAGCTGTACACAAAGACAATCCACATACTACTTATGGCGCCCAACGTCTTTCGGGAAACATAGGAGAGATACTAATTTTTAATAAAAAATTAGGACAAGATGAGTATTTATTAGCTACAAGTTATCTAGCTGACAAGTGGAAGATATTTAAAAATAATAATATTGCTGCTTCAGGCTCAAGCAGTGGTCTCCCTGCCCCTGGCCCCGCGACTACATTTGATATTTTGTCATGAAGAAACAAAAAGATTTTAACACAATAGCAAAAATAGAAAAAGCAATTGCTAAAAAGTTTGGACAGAAAACAATTATTAATCCTAAATCCAGCTGGGATGATGAAAAAGAAAAAGAATATCTTCAGCAGTTAAAAGAGTTTTATTCCAAACAACGCAAAAAAGCCGACAATGGTGAGAAAATAGAAGAAGAAGGGTTTTTATTATCTAAAAATCTAATTAGTAAAGAAAGCAAAAGAGTGTGTCCTGTGTGCGACCAATATTCTTTTGACTTGAAAGATGATCTTTATATGAACAAATTTGAATGTTGCCGAAAATGTTATATTCAATGGGTTGAATATAGAGAAGAAAGATGGGCTACTGGATGGAGACCAAACAAGGAGCAAACTTAAAATGGCTACAGTGTATGATATAGTAAAAGGAATTAATCAGGCAGCTGCTAATGCTTATGATGGTTCCCATGATAAGAGATTTGTTGAGAAAGATGGGGAAATGGTCGTTGGTCTTAAAAGAGAGCAAGGGTGCCCAATTAATGATTCAAGAGTAATAGACGGATTTAACGTTCGTATGAGTGGTCCAAGATTGATTGTTTCTTATCAATCTGAAATGCCTATGTCTGCCTTTCACAACACCAAGCTCGATCAGGAACTAGAACAAACTTTTGCGGATATTACAAAGTTTTTGAAGAAAGAATACAAGAAAGTTACAGGCGAGACTCTTTCATTAAAAGCAGATGGTGACGTTGATTTTATACTTCAAAATATGTCTAAAATTAGAACTTGGGTTCAAGCTACTAAAAACTATACAGTGGGAAACATGAAAGATGTAATTGCCGTTGGAGAGCCTTCGGAGGATCGCCTAGAAAAAGATTTTCGAAAGTTTCTTGAGCTAAGTACAGACAAAAAGCCTAAGAACGTAACTAGAAAAAATGATTAATGGCTTACAAACTCACAAAAGAGAAGATAGTCAAAGAAATAATAAAGTCGGGCAAGAACCCGGTTTATTTTATAAACACTTACGCTAAAATTCCCCACCCCGGTAAAGGACTAATCCCATTTAAAACTTATGATTTTCAAGGCGACTTAGTAGATAGTTTAGCTTTGCATCGTTTTATTGTTGTTTTAAAGGCGCGACAGCTAGGAATTTCAACGATTACAGCAGCTTATATTGCATGGCTTGTTCTTTTTCATAGAGACAAGAACGTTCTCATCGTGGCCACTAAACTTTCAACGGCCGCAAACTTAGTAAGAAAAGTAAAGATTATTATTAAGAATCTTCCTGAATGGATACGTATATCTAATTTTGAGGTAGATAATAAAAACAGTATTGAATTAAACAATGGAAGCCAAGTTAAAGCATCTTCAACTTCTGGTGATGCTGGTCGTTCGGAAGCCTTGTCACTTCTTGTTATTGACGAGGCGGCGCATATTGAAGGTCTAGATGAGTTGTGGACCGGTCTTTATCCTACAATTTCAACAGGTGGCCGCTGCATTGCTATTTCTACACCAAACGGCGTTGGCGATTGGTTTCATGAAACATATGTAGGTGCAGAGAGTGGAGAAAATGAATTTTTTCCCGTAAGTCTTACTTGGGATAAACACCCAGAAAGAGACCAAAAATGGTTTGAGGTTGAAACTAGAAATATGAGCAAGCGTCAAATTGCTCAAGAGTACGAATGCAATTTCAACACTTCAGGTGATACTGTTATCCATCCTGATGATATTATGCGTATTAAAAGCACGATCAAAGAACCAACATATCGCGTTGGATTTGATCGTAACACTTGGATCTGGGAGGAGCCTAAAAATGAAAATAAGTATTTATTGGTTGCAGATGTCGCCCGAGGTGACGGCGCTGATTCTAGCACATTTCATGTGTTTAAATTAGAAACCATGGAAATAATTTGCGAGTATAAGGGAAAAGCCACTCCAGATGTTTTTTCTGAAATAATCAATACAACTGGGTTACAATATAATACTGCTATGGTTGTTATTGAAAATAATTCGGTCGGTTATCATGTTTTAGAAAAACTAAAAGAACGAGGATATAGTAATGTTTATCATTCTAAAAAAGGTTCGCATAAATATGTTGAACAATATGCAGCTGAAGGAAACTCTTCTGTTGTCCCCGGTTTTACTACTTCGCAGAAAACGCGTCCTTTGATCATTGCCAAGTTTGAAGAATTTATAAGAAACAAAGTTCTTACTATTTATTCTAAACGATTGGCCAACGAATTAGATACTTTTATTTGGAAGAGTGGAAGACCCGAAGCACAACGAGGCTATAATGATGATTTGGTCATGGCTGCTTCTATTGGTTGTTGGGTGAGAGATACAGCAATTATTGAGAATAAAAGGGATATTGAGTATAAAAAAGCTTTTTTAAATGCTATGATAACCACTAAAACAACTTTAGACACAAGAGCGCCAGGACAAGCGAAAGTAAACATGAGTGATAGAATGTTTGATGAACATGAAAAAATGAAAGAATTTGCTTGGATTCTTAAGGGATAACAAATGGCTGATAATAATACTAAAAACCCCGAGTCACCACTCTTTAAAAGATTAACGCGCCTGTTTTCAGGGCCAATAATTAACTATAGATCACAAAACACACGACAACTTCGTAGACGAAGATTAGACAAATATGCGAGAACTTTTAAAGATGTCGCCGGTCAAACGTTTGAACGAGCAGGCTATAATCCATTAGACAACTTTAGTACGTATAATATGGATACGCAAAGTCGACTCACGCGTTATTCAGATTTTGAACAAATGGAATATACTCCGGAATTAGCCTCGGCTTTAGATATTTATGCTGACGAAATGACCACTTTTAATGTATATAATAGAATGTTGCGCATTCAATGCCCAGATGAAGAAATTAAACAAATCTTAGAAACTCTTTATTATCAAGTACTTAATCTCGAATTTAATCTTTTTGGGTGGTCTCGCACAATGGGTAAGTATGGCGATTTTTATCTTTATTTGGATATTGATGCCGAAATGGGTATTAAAAACGCTATTGGTCTTCCTTCCCGAGATATAGAAAGAATAGAAGGTCAAGACAAAAACAATCCAAATTACATCCAATATCAATGGAACAGCGCTGGAGTCACTTTTGAAAATTGGCAAGTTGGCCATTTTAGAATTCTTGGAAATGATAAATTTGCTCCCTATGGAACATCTGTGTTAGACTCTTCCAGAAGAATTTGGCGACAGTTAACACTATTAGAAGATGCGATGATGGCTTATCGTATTGTTCGATCACCGGAAAGAAGAGTTTTTTATGTTGATGTTGGTAATATTCCGGCTCAGGATGTAGAACAGTTTATGCAGCGTTTTATCACATCGATGAAACGCAATCAAGTCGTAGATCCTACTAGTGGTAAAGTAGATTTACGTTATAACCCGCTTTCAGTGGAAGAGGATTATTTTATTCCAACTCGTGGAGATTCTAAAACAACAATAGAGAGCCTTCCCGGCGGAACATTTACTGGTGATATTGATGACGTAAAATACTTACGTGATAAAATGTTTGCTGCGATTAAAATTCCACAAACTTATTTAATTCAGGGTGAAGGCGACGAAGATAAAGGCGCCTTAGCACAAAAAGATATTCGTTTTGCCAGGACCGTTCAAAGACTACAGCGCTCAGTTGTAACCGAATTAGAAAAGATTGGTATTATTCATCTTTATACATTAGGATTTAGAGGTGATGATCTTATTAGTTTTAATTTAAGATTAAACAACCCCTCCAAAATTTCAGAACTTCAAGAATTGGAAACCTGGGATAAAAAATTTAGTGTTGCCGGCAACGCCACAGAAGGTTACTTCTCTAAACGTTGGATTGCTCATCACATGTTTGATATTTCTGATGAAGAATTCTTGCGTAATCAGCGCGAATTGTTCTATGATAGAAAGATTGCTACTCAACTCGATCAAGTCGCTGAAGAAGAAGCAGCTGCCGGCGCCGCAGGCGGCGGTATGGGCGGTGAAGAACTTGGTGGTGAAATGGGAGGTGATCTGGGCGGTGAAGAACTTGGTGGTGAAATGGGCGGTGAAGAGTTTGGTGGAGAGGAGCTTGGCGGCGAAGAAGCAGGAGGCGGCGAAGAAGATATTTTATTAGCTGAACCCGGCATGAAGCGCGATGATAATCCTGTTGTTTATAAAAGAGATGACGGAATGACGACTACTAAAAAATCCAAACACAAAATGTATAGACCGGTTGATGATGACAAGCGGAAATCCCACGGGCCACGTAAACGTCAAATGACTGCGATGGGTGGCCACGAGATGGCGAGAGCACCTTCACGTCAAATAAGAATGAATCTTCCAGTCGGAGCAAAAGAACTGCTAGGGCTTGGTAAAGGGATATTTGAGAACAAGACAACTAATTATGAGAAAGAAGAAAAAGAAATATTTGAAGTGAAAGATGAGATAAAAAAGATTTTTGAAGATTTGGAGCATATTTAATGGCTAGACACAACAAAAAGAGAAACACTGCTTTTATTTATGAAGTGTTGGTTAGAGAAATAATAAAGCAGACTATTGATAAAAACAAAGAAAAACGAAATATCGCAATCAATACAATTAAAGAGATTTTCAAGAATGGTACTGAACTACGCAAAGAACTTGATCTTTATAAAACACTGTTAGACACCAAAGGTGTAAAAGAGAGAATTGCCGAGAAGCTAATATTTGAAGTTACAAAGCAACACAAACAGCTTGATAAAGAAAGTATTTTTAAAGAGCAAAGTGCTGCGATATCTATTATTAATAAAAACATTTCCAAAGAAGTCTTCAACAATTTTGTTCCCAACTATAAAAGTTTAGCTACGATTGCTCAAATGTTTGGCCAGTCCGTAAAACCAAAAACTAAAGTCTTACTAGAAACAAGAATTATTCAAAACATGTCCACAACCGGTATCAAGGAAGCCAAAAATTCTAAAGCAACTTCTTTGGTGGTAAAAACATTTATTAAGCGCTTTAATCAAACATATGGAAATCTTTTGGAAGAACAAAAACAACTTCTTTCAACATATGTTTCGTCTTTTCAGGATAATGGAACTGAGTTTAAGTTTTGCTTAAATGAAGAAATAACGCGATTAAAGAATATTATCAGTAATTCCTCTCAACTAGAAGAGGTAGCTCAAGATAGTAACTTAAAAACAAAACTTAATGCAGTGGCAGAAATACTGGAAACTTTTAATAAAGAACCACTTAACAAAGAAAAGTTTCTTCAAGTGCTTCAAATACAAAATTTAGCTAATGAGTTACAATCCTAATGGTAGACATTAATATAAATAAACCCATTACTACACTTGATATTACAATAGACAAACCTGATGCTATTGTTAATTTAAAAGCGAGAAAAACCATGGCCGGCGATGTAATGATTTATGATCATCCAGATATGGATATAGTTGTTTCTCCCAGAGAAAACAAAGTTTTTGCTTTGGCCAAAAAAGAGTATAGTGATACAGTATATGCATCGCAATCACGATTATTTCATTTTTTAAGCCAAAAGGGAGTAATCGACACATCTAAAATTAGAGGTGGTAATATATTTGGTTCTTTAGAAGGACCGGTACTAGTAGCAGAAGACGCTCAAAAAGAACAAGTAGATCCTTTGCAAGTCGCGATATATTCAATAGCAAAGTTTCTTCAAGAAGAAGCGCCCCATGTCCGCGGCTACAAAGATTATGAGGCAGAATTCGATAAAGAGCTTACTGATCCCGCTGAAGATGAAACCACAGAACTTGGTAAAATTCCTCATGAACCGCGCCAAGGCACAAATAATACTTATCCAGGCTCACAAGCAGCTTATGGATTGCTTGGGTATTATTACGAGGAATAAATGGATTTAATTTATTTTATTCTGTGTGCATACGGTTTAACACAAATCCTCATTTATGGTTCTATATTCAACAAAATAAGACCTTCTAAGACTTGGCTGCATGGCTTTGGCGTATTGTTTCATTGTCCAATGTGCATGGGGTTTTGGTCTGGGCTGTTTTTATTTAGCATTAATGAATACACAGAACTATTTACCTTTGAGTATAATTTTATTAATATGCTTCTTTTGGGGTGTTTAAGTTCAGGTACCTCATATTTTATTAGCATGTTGGTAAATGATTTTGGTTTGAAGTTAAATCACAGGAGTACAGATGATTAACAATTGGACTACAAAATGGAGATTACAACCAGTACGCCGCTGCTGCAGCGGATCTAGGATTATGCGGGTGGTACCCGCTTTTTAATTTTACGGAGAAAAATTATGAAAATAACAGAATCACAATTAAGAAAGTTAGTTAAAG